AGTGGCGATCCGAAAGTATGCGACCGCTAAACTTGAGGTTATCACCACCCCTCTCAGCAATATCCCGGATGGCGTTATTAGCAAGAATGCTAGTGTCGTTAAGATGTCCGGGGGAATGGCTCGGTTTGGAAGTTTCACTTTCCAGCCTCAACCGGGGTTCATCTATACAAGAGTCCGAGCTATTTCAGCACGGGTAAACAAGAACTATGACGGCTTCCCCTCAAAGGAGTTGGAGGCCTCGTACAAGACCTTCCTTGGTCGCCCAGTCTTTGTCAACCACACTAACCATGATCCCAAGAGGGCTCGTGGCGTGGTCATTGCCTCTGAGTATTTTGCCCAGCCAGATGATCATTGGATTGGGTTACTAACGGAGGTTGATGCGGTCACCTTCCCAAAGCTCGCTAGAGATCTCATCAACGGTGATATCGACAGTGTGTCTATGGGATGTGATGTTGCTAGGTCCATCTGTTCCTACTGTAGCAATGTTGCAACGACCCCGGAAGAATTCTGTGACCATGTAAGGAATTACAAGGGGCAGACACTTCCGAGGGTTATCGCAGGGACTAAGGAAGACGTACTAGTCTACGAGTCTTGCCACGGTCTGAACTTCTTTGAGCTCAGCTATGTCTTTGACCCTGCAGATGAAACTGCAGTAATGCAGGAGGTCATGGTCCCAGGTGGCCTGAGTATTAGTGGGAGAGATAAGGTAGAGATCAGGACTGCTTCTGTGTCTAAGTCTGAGGACGTAGAACCTATGCCAAGTGGCCCAGACGCAGAACTACAGTGGGCGCAGAGACTATATCCCTCCTTGCGTGAACACACCAGTAATGTTCATGTGGGGTATGGAGAGATGATCGCCCCACCGAACGTGGATACGTTGAGGGACGACGATAACTGTCCGCAGTGCGGAAACGAAGGGTTCGATGGCCAGCGCTGTAGTGTCTGTGATTACATCCAGCCGCCAGATGAGATGCAGGACCCTGATGTTGACCGGTCTAAAGACATCAAGGACCAGGTTGAAGAGAAGACAGGTGGCGGAGATGCAGACGTCGTAGTCATCATTGACAAAGACGACGACGATGATGTCGAGGGTGAGGACAAAGAGGAAGACACTGAAGACGACGAATTCCCCAACGGACAAGAGGGAGTTAGAAGGGAGGGTGAGGTGACAGCACCTAAGTTGACGGCTCGGGCCAGGGACCTTGCTGAAAGGCGTCTTCTGGAGGCCCAGAGGAGGCTTGCAGACATGTCTACAGTCAAGGGCCTGGGTGACGGTGCTGAGGCAGTGGAGGATACCCCTCCTGCTGAGGGTACTGAAGTTACGACTGACAACGTTCGTGGTGACGCTAACGAGACAAGTGTCCAGAATCTTGACGACACAAAGCCTGGTACACAGTTAGTGCCAGACGAACGTACAGACGTGACAGACCTGTCCAGCGACGATTGGCATTACACTGAGCCACGTACGTCTAAGCGTCGGCCAGCAAGACAACGGTCCACTCGAAAGAGTGCAGAGGTTGCTGACGACCCTGCCGAGGCTGCAGAGCCTGATAGGCGGGTGGACGTCGAAGCACCGGTGGCTAACATGACAGACGATTACGCCCAGGACAGCCAGTACCGAGTCGACGAGTACGAAGACAACCAGTCCAAGGATAAGGCGGAGCCAGTTCTGGACAATGACCAGATCTGGATGCCAAGGGATTCTGCGGCCAAGGCTGCCCCCAGGGTGCGTCTTGCAAGGGCTACAACGGCTCAGCAGATGCAGCTGGCGGATATGCTGGTTGATCTGGGTCTTATCGACAGAAACGACAAGTACGCTGCACTGGCCAAGCTTGAGAACATGCCTGAGATTGTTGCCAACTTCGGCATTAACCTTCTTCAGCGTGTTGCTCAGGTGTACGGGAATAGGCTACCTGGCCAGAGGGTTGCTAGAACTCAGGTTCCTAAGCTTGGTTCTACGGCTAGAGTGCCTTCCATGGCACAGCCACCCAGAGTCCAGGCTTCTTACGAGAGCCACTCGTTGGCTGACGATCCCACAGACGTTCTACTAACGCTGTAGAAAGGAGGACAGCGATATGCTTCGTGTGCCACTAAGCAAGGTCAACCAGCAGCGCACCCTGCGTCCGCTGTACGCCCAGCACCAGGCTACACCACACGGGGGTTACCTAGACCCGGACTGGGACAGAAGTGTTGACATCTACCCGGGCATGGTGATGGCTCGGAAGACACGTGAGATCTTCACTCTGTTCACCGGTACAGATCCGGATGAGCGACCCTACGGGCTGTCGGCACTGTTTGTGGCTCCAGACCTGGGTATTGACGAGACCCAGCTGTCTGGCCTGAACGTGTTTACGGTGTGGCGTGGTGGCCCGGACGCTATGTTTGAGGTTCTAGCTCCCGCCTTCGCAACATCCGCAACCTGGTCGAACCCGACAGATGGTAGCAGAGTTACGCTGGTTGTGACCACCTCCGGCCACACAGATGGCCCGGGTAAGCTGGCACCACAGGGTGAGGCTAACACTGTCGACTACCCGGTTGGTACGCTGATCGAGTTCGTCTCCTCGAGCAAGATCATCGTTAACTTCGACCCGATGCCCCAGACTGCCTCTGCTGTGGCTTGGGAAGATGTCCCCTGATAGCAGATCAGTAAGAGAGAAGAGGAGAGGAGGGAGAAGGGTCGATGACAGCCCCAGTTGCAGTTGGGTCTGGCCTGCGCCGTTACGCCAAGGCTTCGGACGAGTACGTCCGGGAGATCGTTGCTGCACAGCGTAAGCTGGGTAACACCAAGCTAAGCAACCGTCAGAAGCAGGCTAAGCTAGCCCAGATCCTGGCTGATCGGACCAATGGTCTACAGAGACTCGGTCAGCAGATGATCGGGCCTATCCAGCTAAAGCTTCGTTACCAGGGTATTGTGCGGAACGTCCTCCTCGAGGATCCGCTGACCCCTGGTGTTCCGATCGAGTATGACGTTCTGGACGATCTCGGTCAGGCATACCTGCTCCATGCGAACGAGGGTGAGGTCAAGATCACTCCGTTCGAGGGCAAGCGTGCCCCGATTGGTCTGTTCAGGATTGCGTCCTTCCCGAAGATCAAGAAGGAAGACCTTTACACACTGCGGGTCAACATCGTTGAGTACGTTCAGGATGAGACCAAGCAGGCGATCATGAAGCAGGAAGATAGCTACCTGATCACGCTGATCGAGGCTGCTATCACCAACTACGCTTCGACCGACCCGCTGATCTCTGCCGGTGATCCACATGCTCACAGCATTACAGTTTCAGGTGGCTACATCTCGCCGAACGTGCTCTACGATGCGGTTTCGACCACAGACGAGCACGAACTAGATGCTGCACGCCTCCTGTTCCCGCCTAGAGGTTACCGTGATCTCTACAGGTGGGACATTAACACGACCGGCTGGGCCTTCAAGGACCGGGTCGTGGCTGGCGAACGTATCGTCCAGTTCGGGGAGTTCCAGATCGGCAAGTCCATCATCATCCCCAAGAACAAGGTGTACCTGACACCTGCGCCAGAGTTCTTGGGTGTGTTCCCGGTCATGTACTCGCTCGATGTGGAAGACAACCCACAGGTCGAGCAGTTCCACAAGGGCTGGGTGATGGACGAGCTGGTGGGTATGGCTATCCTAAACCCACGTGGCCTGGTCCGGATGACGAAGGTCTGATAGTTCTGGTAGACTTGGATGGGCCTGTTGCGATGTTCCAGAAACGCCAGGCGCCTGGACAGTGAAGGGCCAGCAGGCCCATCCAAACCTAGACTGGGGAGTG